CAAGAGGAAAAGCAGCAGGTATTGATTGCGAAGTGGTATTTTTAGCGTTAGATCAGCCAAAAGATGTGCGTAAATTATTATCGTTAGAATTAACAGGTGCCTGGGTAAATGAGGCAAGAGAATTGCCAAAAGCGGTGATTGATGGATTAACACACAGAGTGGGCCGTTATCCTGTGCAAGCAGACGGTGGTCCGAGCTGGCGTGGTGTTTGGATTGATAGCAATCCGTGTGATGACGACCATTGGATGTACCGAGTAGCGGAAATTGAGAAGCCAAAAGGAAAATACCCTTGGACCTTTTGGAGGCAGCCAGGAGGTGTTATTGAAACACCTCCAGAAAAAGTTCCTGAAGAAATGCCTGAAGCGCAAGGATTTATTTTTTCTTGTGGCCGTTGGTGGCAGCAAAACCCTAAAGCGGAAAATATTGGTAATTTGCCTGTAGGCTATTACGAACAGATTATGGGCGGAAAAAATCTAGATTGGATACGCTGCTATGCGGAAGGAAAATACACATTTGTGTTAGAGGGCAAACCTGTATGGCCTGAATATGACGACCAAACTATGGCGGCCGATTGTGAAGCGGTGCAAGGTGTTCCGATTCAAATAGGATTAGACTTTGGATTGACTCCTGCTGCCGTTTTTGCACAAAGATTACATACAGGACAATGGCAAGTGTTGCATGAGCTTGTAACTTTTGACATGGGACTAGAACGCTTTGGCCATATTTTAAAAGCGGAAATAGAAAGCCGTTTTCCTGGGTATGATGTAAGTATCTTTGGCGATCCTGCTGGATTACAACGTGATAGTATTTTTGAAACAACAGCTTTCGACCATTTAAAAACATTAGGATTATATGCACAGCCCTGCCCTAGCAATAATTGGCGTGTAAGACGTGAAGCCTTGGCTTCTCCTATGGGAAGACTTATCCAAGCAAAGCCAGGGCTGCTTGTAGATAAAAATTGTTTGCAGCTGAGAAAAGCTTTAGCTGGTGGCTACCACTATAAACGAGTTCAGGTATCAGGCCATGAACGCTTTAAAGATACACCAAATAAAAATGAAAGCTCCCACGTTGGCGATGCAGCTGGATATTGTTTATTAGGCGGTGGTGAACATAGAACTTTAACACGAAATACACAGCGACCTACTGGCACGACAAACGCTACGTTAGATTTTGATGTGTTCCAATGAAGGAAAATATAGATCCACGATTTTTTGAAGAGATTATGGAATTAAAAGACCGTAAATACAGTATAAAAATTTGGCATCCCAGCCATTTTCAAACTATGCATATTAATGAATTTACCCAAAACAGTTTTGATGTGGAGCCACATTATTTGCATTATTTACAAAGTAACGTAAAGCACGGTATAGCCTTATCTGGATTTGTAGAAGATCAATGTTATGCAATGTGGGGTATGATTCCCCTGCATGCTGGTGTAGCCGAAGGATGGTTAATACCTAGTAAATATATTACAAAATATAAATACACATTTCATCGAGCAACAAAAAATTTCTTAGTTTATATGATGGCCCATTGGAAGCTGCATAGGCTGCAAGGCATTGTAAACAGTAAAAATATTGCCGCTATAAAATGGGCGGAAGTGCTATCGTACAAAAAAGAAGGGGTATTAAAACGCTATGGGGTTGATAAAACAGATTTTATAATGTACTCTCGAACGTATAAAGATTAGACCTAACATTAGGAGATTATACATGGGCGATTGGTTTGGTGGCAGAAAAGATGATCCTGCTCCTGATACTAGCGGTATCGAGGCGGTAGAACGCAGAAATGCAGAAAAAGAAGCAGCATCACAACGATCTATAAAAGCAAGACAGCGTGCAGGAAGTCGAAGTGGCCCATTAATGTTAGCGATGAAAAATTACAATGTTGATACAGCAGAATTAGGAGCTACGTTAGGTCCAAGAAAAAGGCCGACATAATGCCAAGAAAATTTTTTCGTAATCCAAAATTTAAGGAGGAAGATTATGCCTACAGTAAAATACAAGACGAAGACAGGAAACAAGACGAAGGAGTTCCCATACACAGCGAAGGGACAGAGCGAAGCGAGGAAGTTTCAGAAACAGACTGAAGGCAGCTATATGGCGGATTTTAGATCTGATATGAAAAAGAAATACGGAAAGAAAAAAGCGTAATGGCTTTAACCGCTCAGGAAATAAAAAAACGATACGATATTGCAAACAAGGAAAAAGAAAATTTCCGAGCTTTGTACGAGGAGTGCTATGAGTATGCGCTGCCTAATCGCAATCTTTATGATGGCTTTTATAGCAGCGTAAGTGGACAAAAGAAACTTAACAAAGTCTTTGATAGCACGGCTATCTCCTCGACACAAAGGGCTGCTAATCGTATCCAATCGAACCTCTTCCCTCCCCAAAGGAACTGGTGTCGTTTACAGCCTGGCGAGGAGATAGAAGAAAAATTCCAAGTTGATTTGCAAAGAATGTTAGACGCTTATACCGATAAGTTGTTTGGAGTGTTACGCCAATCGGATTTTGATTTAGCTATGGGAGAATTTTTATTAGATCTTATGGTTGGTACGGCTGTTATGCAGATTATGCCAGGAGACGAAACAAAACCTATACGTTTCAATGCGATACCAAGTTTTCTTGTAACATTCGAAGAAGGTCCACACGGTACGGTTGATAATGTGTATAGACGTATAATACGAGCTTATGAAACGCTTGAAAAAGAATGGCCTGATATAGAAATACCACAGGAAATTAAAGATCAATACCAAGACAGACCGCAAGAAAAAATAGAAATATTAGAGGCAACATTACACGATAGAATGAAAGGCGTTTATGATTATGTGCTTATTGATAAAGCTGGTGGTCATATATTATTACGTAGAGAATTAAAAAGTACGCCTTGGGTAGTTGCACGATGGATGAAAGTGGCTGGCGAAACTATGGGCCGTGGTCCGTTAGTAACAGTTATAAACGATATTAAGACTTTAAACAAAGTTGTTGAATTAACACTAAAAAATGCTTCATTATCTATAGGTGGCGTATTTACTGCTGCGGATGATGGCGTATTAAATCCATCTACTATTCAGATTGTGCCAGGAAGTATTATATCTGTGGCACGTAATGGCGGTCCTCAAGGTGAATCCTTGAAGCCCTTACCTCGCACTGGCGATCCCCAAATGGGCCAATTAGTTGCAAACGATTTAAGGACCGCCATTAAAAAAGGATTATTAGATGAATCGTTGCCACCAGAGAATATGTCGGCTCGATCCGCTACAGAAATACAAGCACGTTTATCTGAACTAGCACAAAACTTAGGTAGTGCGTTTGGAAGACTGATTGTTGAAACAATGATGCCTATTGTTAGACGTAGTTTAGAAGTTATGGATGCACAAGGCATGATTGAATTACCGTTAAAAGTCAATGGGTTACAGGTTAAAGTTGTGCCTGAATCTCCGTTAGCTATGGCACAGAATATGGATAAAGTTGGCGAGGTTATGCAGTATTTACAAATAACACAGATGCTTGGTCCAGAAGGTGTAATGGCGGTTAATATGGGTAGAGTTGCTGATTATTTAGCGGATCAGTTAGGTATTCCAGCAAAGCTGCGTAATACACCAGAAGAAAAAGACGCTATAGCAGCACAAATGCAAGAAGCAGCGCAAATGGCAGCGCAACAACAAATGGGAGCAGAAGGCGAACAAGCTCCGCCAGAGGATGCTGCAATACAATAAAGCGAAGGGGAAAATATGATACAAGCAGAAAAGATACGATCCATTAACGATCCAGGCTGGGATGGTTTAGATGCGGTTGCAGATAATAGCAAACAAGGCATGGAACAACGTGAATTGGATACGGCTTTTGCTGTTATTTTTACAACGACAGCAGATGGTAAAAAAGTTTTAGATTATTTAAAAAAAGTAACTGTAGAGCAACCTGCATGGGAACCTGGCTCAGATCATTCAATAGGATATTCCAGGGAAGGGCAAAACTCTATTGTAAGGGAAATAATGCATAGAATAGAAAGGGCGAAAAATGGCTGAAGAACAACAAGA